GGCTCCGCGAGTAAAGATGACCGAGGTCAGTGCGCCAGGCGCAGTACCCAGAATGACGGAGGCGGCATCGACTTCAGGATCGACCGTGACCACAACCACGGCGCCTGGCGCGACTGGATAGCTTGCCGCAACTGTCGCGGCAGTCACGGTGAGCCGTAACACGCCGAAGTTCACGAACGCCCAAGACGTTGTCGTATTTGCAATCTGTATTTGGGTGCTATCGCTTGGACAGCACCCTGGGATCTGGCCCGATGCGGTTGCTGCGGCATTGGTTGCGGCCACAGTGACGCTCGTCGCCAGTGTTCCTGGCGTTACAGTGCTGCCCGAAGTGCTCGTGCGCTTGTAGAGCGGAGCGAAGGCCTGTGTGTCTTGCATTGGGTGCCCTTATGCCGCCTGCGCCGGCACTGGATAGGATGAGTTGCCTTCGTACAGGCCCTGCTTGCCATTTACTTCTTCGAGATGCGCTTTCAGCGCCGGAGAAACAGCGACTACTTCCCACGTGTCTGGATTCTCGAGCATCGCCTTCAGAAGGCCGCCGCTGCGGTTCTTGAATACGCAGCCAAACTCTGCGAAGAGTTTTGCGAACTCCTGGCACTGCACGTAGTAGTCCGGACGTGTGATGTAGTCGCATCCTCCGGCACGCACGATCAACTGCCGATCCACCTGCTCGTTGCGATCGACATGGTCGTTATTCACGTAGGAGCCTTCGCATCCGAAAAAGCTCACATCCGTGTAGCCCATAGACAAAGCAAGCCATGGTGCACGGGTTGCCGAGCTTGTCCCGCCTGCGCATCCCTGCGGGTGTGTCTCAATCATGTCGAAGGCGACGGTATCTTCAGTGAACATCTCTGGCGCGCATGAGGTAGCAAGTAATCGCTTACGCACCGGCGAATCGATCGCAACCGGATCGACCGTAAACAACGTGGATGCAATGCCATGGCTGGCCAGCCAGTCGGCCGTGTGGTTGATAGCCCAGATATCTCCATTCCAAGCGCGCAGTTCCTCAATGTCATGAATGACCTGAGGGCTGCCGCCGACCACGGCAAGTTTCCGGTTGCGCAGGACACCCAGCTGCACGCGCGGGCATCCTGCGTTGAAGGTTGCCTGCTCATTCCATTTGGAAAGTGGCACGACGCACTCCGTCGTGAAGGCGATGCGGAACGGCATTTACGCGGCGCCCTTGAGCAAGCCAAGAGTCACGAGCGAAGCCCGGATGTTCTCAAGCTGAGCCGTGAACGCGTTGAAGGCGGTCGCCGTATTGAATCCGTAACCGCCTCCAATGGCGGTGACGAGGGTCAATGCGGCCTGCGCTGCATTGGCCGGTTGAGTTACCGGGGTAACGCCAAAGAAGCCAGCCTTTGACTGGGTGGTCATCGAGATCTGATCGAACTCCATCACGGACATTGCAACGCCCAACGCGCGGCCTGTCCCTACTGGTGCACTCATGCGAATCTCCACGAGAGGGGGCTTATGCCCCCTCTGCTGTTTTGGTTACGAACCCTTGAGCAGGCCAAGCAGCACGAGGCTTGCTCGGATGTTCTCCAACTGCGCGGTGAACGCGTTGAAGGCTGTAGCCGTGTTGAACCCATAGCCGCCACCGATTGCGGTGGTCAGCGTCAGGGCCGCCTGCGCCGCGTTCGTTGGCTGCGTGATGGGAGTCACGCCATAGAAGCCCACGGTGCTGGTTGCTGAGGCGCCGCCTCCCCAGGGGCTGCCGGTGCCGGTGATGGTGCTGCCCGTCGTAATAGCCGGGCCAGGATTGGTGTAGCTCATGTGTGATTCTCCTTAGCCGACCACGCGCACAGCGGCATTGCGGTACAAACCCGCATAGCCGTACAGGACGTCGCAACGCGTCGGCATCGCATCGTTGTTCACGGTGTACTGCGTCACCATGCGCATCGACATACCGATATCCGCATCGTTGGCGCGTGCCGCCTCTTCCACGCCACGTGGCAGCGGAAGATCCGCGAATGCGAGCGCGAAGGCCGTCTTGTGAAGCGCGATGCCCTGCGGGGTGACGATGCCGTCCATTGAGGTGGTCGTCGTTCCCCAGAAGGACAGCGCCGCCGTCGTCGAGATGGAACCGCCCGGCACGGCCACGTTCTGGAACTGACCGCCAGTGATCACAACCTCGCCGATGAGCAGCGAGAGATCCTCGCCGCCGTCTGAGGTGTAGACGCCTGTCGTGGCGCTGAACGTGCCGTATGTGAGCGATGCCGCCGCGTATGCCGGCCCAGGCGTTGCCGCACCAATCGGGTTCTGCGTATACCCACCCGGTGGCAGCACCACGAACGTCTTGAGCGCCGAACCGTATTGCGTGCGGCTCTGCGGGTTCGCCGGATAGACACCCGCAATGGAGATGATGTCGCCGACCTTCGGGCCCGCGGCGGTTGCGCCCCATCCGGTCGTCTGCAGGAAGCCCGACTGTGCCCAGCCCGTGGAGATGATCGCCGGCTGAGTGACAGCCTTCAGCGTCGGGGCACTCGGGAAGTTGCCCTGGGTGAACGTGACAACGTTCTGGTCTTTGTACCAGTCGAAGTTCGCGAAGTTCTTCGCGATCATGTTGCGCTTCAGGAACTCGCCGATCTGCGCCTGAGGATTGAAGAGGCCTTTCACCCCGTCCACGGCGGATGCCATGGTGTAGGGCGAGAGAATCATGCAGCGACCCTCTTCCGGGATCGCCTCGTTCGAGAGCTGCGCATCCGCCGAGGCGAACGTCAGATAGTTCGACGGCACTACACCGGGCGTGCCCACATACTGCGCCGTGTTCTGGTAGGCGAAGTAGAGGCCGTCCGAGTCGATGCGGTTGGCGACGGTCGCCATCATCGGCTTCAGCACCCGCGTGCGGAACAGGTCCATCGACAGCAGGAGATCTGCCGTCGTGAACTGCACGTCCACGTGGAACTGGTTGTTCAACGAAACCGGTACGTAAGTTTCGTTCGTGTCTTCGACATTCAGCGCGGGGCCGAAAGTGCCGAGGTAACGCGGCGGGCGCCGCACGTTGCAGGTGGCACCGATCTTCGCGCCCTTGATGGCAAACTCGTCAGAATACTGACGGTCCACCTTGTCGGCGAAGACCAGCGTGTTTTCCAGCACCAACAGACCTTCGTTGGTGATGTAGCTGATCGTAAGCAAATTGTTGCTGATGTTCGCTGCTCCTTAGCAGCCCAATAGGGTGTCGGGAATGAAAGATTTTCCCGGCCAACACCATTGATATCAGCGGCCTGCTGACGCCAATCCAATCAGCGATCTTCTGCTGTGAATACCCTGCGGCACGCAGATCACGAATCCGCTCGCCATCCACTGCATTCAACTTCTGCCATGGAGTCCCATGGCGCCAACCGTGGCGATTCTTAGCCACCATGTCGCGCGTGTTGTTTGCAGGTGATCCGAGAAATAGATGATCGACATTGACGCATGAAGGGTTATCGCACTTATGCAGCACTAGGATTTCAGGCGACAAGTCGCCTCGTTCTAGCAGCCACGCGGCACGATGAGCCGTCGTTCTGAGATTCTTCCCTCGGACCTTTCCGATCAGGATGACCCCATAACCACGTTTCGTTTTTGACCCCAGCCAGTGAATGCAACCGTTCGCATCTGGCTTGGCACACTTCACAGAAAAACGCTGCAGAAGGCTTTCAGAAGCATCTGCCATGGTGAGACCGGGGCTATTGATGGTCATAGCCGTTCCCTCACCTCTTCCCCGCCGCGCGCTCCGCCATTCGGTGGGCGCGCAGCTCTTGAAAGTTCATGTCCTCGGGCCGTTTTGCGACCGTCGTGGACTTGCCTTCGAGTGGGGTGATCGGTGCGGGGGCTCTGGAGACTTGCGCCGACGCGGCTGCGGGCTCTTTGGCCGGCGCCGCTTTCGCGGTGAGCTTGTCTTCCAGTTTGCCGAGCTCCGCGAACGCGCGGATCGGCGACAGTTTTGCGATACGGTCGAACTCAATGCGATTCTTCGCGAGCTCGTAGCCCAGACGGGCTCCATGCTCGCTATCCACGATGTACGCCTGAATGTGGTGCGGGACTTCCCAATCAGCAGCCTCGACTACCTCGTGATAGTCGGAAATCTCTTTGGCGGTCGAAGCCACGCGCTCAGCAAACTGCTGCTGCACGTTCTCGATTGCCTGCTTCTGGGTATCTTTCGCACGCTCTGCGCGTTCGGCCTTGAGGGCCTGCGCCGTTTCGTACTTCGCGAGTGCTTTCGCGTATTCGCCAACCGTTTTGAAGTCTTCCATCTTGGGCTCATCGCCCTCGGTGGATGCCGTGCCGGGCTGTGACTTCCCGGCCTTCAGCGCGTCGATTTCACGCTGCAAGGCCTCTGCACGCTCAACTGCCGCTTTCCGCTCACGATACTCATCGCGCGCGAACTCTTCGGCCTCTTTCATCGCCCTGTGCTTCTTTGCGACGATCTTGTCGATCTTGCGTTTTACCGCGTCGCTCAGTTTCGCACCGTCATCATCGTGCTCGTCATCGTCTGCGGCCTTCGCCGCCGGCTCTTCCTTCTTGGCCTCTTCGGCCTTCACGAACTTTCCATCCTCCGCGCGCGGCCGCTCGGCCTTTGCCGGTTCTGCTGCCGATGCTGTTGCTGAGTCCGCTGGCTTTGCAGCCGCGGCTTCGGATGGGTTGGCAGGTTCAGACTTCGCTTCTGGCGCCTTGAACTCTGGCGCCTGACGCGTCTGAATGAACTCCACCATGTTCTCGTTCGTGAGGACCTGAGCCATTTACTTTCCTGCGCTCTCGCGCCTGTCTGTCTGGGCGGCCTCGATGGCCTTATCTGCGGCTTTCGCTTCGTGGGCCGCCTCCGCATGGGTGTTCAGCAACTGACCGCCCACGCGAATCTCGGCGACGTCGAGCGCGGTATCGCGTTGGATATGCGCCACGGCAATCTTTGCGCGGACATTCTTGTCCACTTCGCTCTGCCAGCCTTCGTAGTCGCGCTCGCTGTTGAGATCGTCGCTCTTGGCTTTGCGCTCGGTGTCGTGCGCTTTTCCGGTCGCTGTGATGAGCGTGCGCCTGGTTGCGCCCTCTTCCTTCAGCTCGGCTATGCCGCGGCCGTACTTGATCTCGAGCGCCTGTTGCTGGTTCTGGTCCTGCAACTGCTTCATCTGCGCCTGGAGCGATCCAATGATGGTCTGCGCCTGCTTGGGCAGGCCTTCCATGATCTTGTCGAGCGCGCCCGGGATCGTGACGGCGATGCGATCGGCCACCTCATCGGCGCCCGGGAAATCCATGTTGCGCACGATGATGTCGCCGCTCGTCGAGGCCACCTGCTCACCGAGCGGTGTACCAAGAAGTTCCAGCATCGATTCGGCGGCTTCCTCGCGCTTCGTCGCGTAGCCGGGCCCTGTATCCATCACGACGTCGTAGCGACCCACCTTGAGGTCGTTCTTCACGATCTGAATCGACGGATTCTCGGGGCTTTCGGTCGGCTGGTTGATGCCGACCATCTGCGGCACGCCGTCGTCGCCGATGATCCGCTGCATCCGCTGCGTGTCGTAGTAGTACGGGATAAGCTCCAGCAGGATAGAGCCCGTCCATGCAATTGCCAGCGTCTGGTTGTCGTAGTACTGGAAGTGCGTCAGGTCCTGCATGCCCTGTCGGCGCTGC